TCACGCAACTCACCAACACCGTACAATGTATCAGCAGTGAACAGAGTACCGAGGTATTCTTGTTTGTACTGAGTTTGTGAACGGATGCCAACTTGCTCAACCAACACGAAAGCGTCTTTGTGACCCATCAGAGCGATACGGGCAGCTTGAGCTGTACCTGAACCGTCTTCAGCATCGTTAGCAGTGTCACAGTTAGTAGACACGTACACTTTAACGCCATACACATCACCGATTTCACCGTTACGGATGGTGTTGCTGCTGCCTTGCTCGCCAACGAAGGCTTGCTCAGTAAAGCGAGACAGACCCATCAAGGTGTTACGGCTTGCTGGAGGAACGATGAAGAAACGACCGTCCATAGGAACGTCAGAGTCATCCAAGCGTTGGATAGAACGACGGATAGCAGCATCAGTCAGAGCAGCTTGGTTGTCGGTGCTGTAGTTGTAAGCAGTAGTGCCATCAGAGCCGATGAAAGCGCCAGAGTAACGAGCGCCTGTGCCGCCTTGAGACAAACGACCCAAACGGATCAAGTCAGTGTCCACTTGCTTAGCCAATGCGTAACCAGCATCTTCAGTGTAGAACTGACGCAGGCTAGACAGAGCTTGAGCTTCGACGATGTCTTCGATCATGCGGCTATATTCATAGTGCTTGTTGATCGAGATGTCCACAACGCCTTCGGTAGCAGCGATCAATGTAACTTGAGTCGAAGCAGCCTTAGCAGAAGCTGAGCCACGGGTAGGGCTAGGGATGTGAACTGTATCACCTTTTTTGCCTTTGAACGACATCTTTTTGATGAGGTTTGCAGCAACGAGGTTCTTCTTATAAGCAGCAACAATTTCATCACTCCAGATTTCTGGAATAAAGTTAGCTGCTGTAGTGGTGGTTACGTGTGATGTACCGAGTGCCATTTTAAAGTATCCTTAAATAGAATTAAATATATATTATTACTTGATGCGACCTTCACTATACGCAAGCATGATCTCTGGTTGGAGTGCTTCGTAACGATCAGGATCAGTCATCTTCAGCCGAATAAGGTCGGTGCGCCTGTAAACTTTCTTAGATGATTCACCAGTGCCACCTACGTCAACACTTGCAGCTCTCAAACTATTCTGACGCGCCATATTATCTGCGGCAGCGACTTGCTTAGTTTGAACAGTCTTTAACTGTTTATAGGTAGACAACAATTCATCAGCACTGTCAAAGTCAAACTCACCGTCAGCTTTAGCGTAAAGGCCCATACGAATAGGTGATTGTTTCACCCACTCAGCAAAGCCTGCATCTTGAACGACCTCAGTGAAGTCTGGATGCTTTTGCGATAGCTTCTGTTGAATCTGCATCTTCTTGAACTCTTGAGCAGCTTGTTTAGCTGCCATGACATCAGGATGATTGTTAACAGTATTGCGAATTGCTTTCTGAGGATCTTCAAAGAAGTCCACTTCAGGCTCTTCTACAACAGGTTTATTTGTTGATTGGAGGTTCTGCTTAATAAGGTCATCAGCAAGTTTGCGTACTTCCCCTACTTCTTGAGCTTGTTTACCAATGAGCTTTTCAGCCTCTTGGTGCATACGGATAATGTCGTCTACAGATTTACCCTGATATTTCTCAGGGATCTTGACTTCAGTTGGTTCCTTGGGAGGTTCCGCTGTAACAACTTGCTCTGTATTGTCAGTATCTTCTACTTGGTCAAACTTACCTTGCGTCTCTTCTTCATCAATTAACATATTGCCCTCTTTCCTGCCACTACTAATAAAATAAGGTGGTTCTAGGAGATAATTTAAAATGAACTCGGTAACTAAGTACTTATGAGTTCTGCTTTAAGTCGCAAATTGCCGTTAAGCGTTTTGCTTTCTTTCGATTGCTAACTTCTCAGCTCGCTTTCGATCCCATGCGTCATAAGCTGAAGGGAAAGAGCCTGTCCAGCCTTCTAACTTCATGGTTGGTGCACTGATGACCTTTGTTGCTTCAGCCCCGCATTCCCTACAGAGTAGGTGCTGAGTATCTGGATCAACTAAAGCTTCAGTACGGTGTGAGTTAGCACAGAAGAATTCAAACATCCGGAGAGCCATATTACTGATCTCCTTCAGCTTGGATGTCATCCCACGCCTTCTCGTATGACCCTTTCAGGCCATATAACCAGTTCAAAATATCCAGCTGTCCACGACGAAAGTCTAATGGGTGTGTTTCCGTGACAGCAGATAGTTTGTCGTAGCTATTCTTTACACGCTCGATGTCTTCCATAAGATCTTTCCACCCTTGAGTGGACATCATTGAGAAGGCATCCTCGTAAAATCTTTGTAAGGATTGTTCCACTATGGAGTCCTAATAGTTAATAATAGTGTAATGTATACTACTTTTATTACTTTGTCAAGTACTTTATGAGTACTTAACGTAAAAATACTGTATTAAGCATCGGTAGCACCTTCAAACTCAGGCTTTTGCTTGATGATGGCGTACAAGGCTTGACGGTCAGCACCTGCAACGTACTCGTCACCAGAGATCTGGACTTTGCCAGCGCTCAGGGGTTGCTTGCCAGCTTCACGGGCTTCTTTAGATGCGTAGCCGTAGAAAGTTACTTCAGTGCCTTGGCCTTTGAAGTCTTCCTGTACTGCTCCGATGTTCCAATAGGTAGAAGGTACGCCGAAGTCTGTGTCTACTGATTTGATTAGGGCCATTTAAGGTTCTCCAGTTAAGTTAAGCGATAACCGCTAGTTTACGAACAGTACCACCACTGTCCTTAATTTCGATGTAGCCTTGAACGGTCAAAGCCATAGATGCTGTGTAAGTACCGAATCTGACGTTACCTGTTCCCTTTGGTGTCAGGGTTAGGTCAATGTTTGTGTCTGAGCCACTAAACCCAGAAATAGCTTGTATAGACGGAGAAGAACCAGCAGCCGATCCTTGAACTTGAATCAAATTACCTGTAGCTGCTGCATTAGCCATGTAAACACGGAAAGCATGTGCGTTTGCACTTCCTGCCGCCGCTGCAATATATCCAGTGCTTCCTTTAGAAACTAAAACTCCATTTACAACGGAATCAGAACCAGTGAATGTTATGTTGCTTGTTGTAAGTCCAGATGGCGATGTAGGGCTTCCAGTAACCTGTACGTAGTTCACAGCAGAGGCTGTGTGGGCTACAACTGCTTGAGAAACTCCACCGTTTGTTTGGAGGAAGATGCCGTTTGACCCTGCTGTTTGCAGTAAAGCATTTCCGCTACTTGCTCTGAGGATTGAACTACTTCCAGTAATAGCTGACCAATACGATGAGGACGGCGTCCCACTGTCGGTAATGCGGAAGCCTTCTCCTCCGGGTGTGTGAAACGAGATGGCCGTCCCAAGACTTCTAACAATCGAGTCACCACCAATACGGGCATAAGCAGCAGCACCAGAGCCACCACCACCTGAGAAACTCACTGTGGGTTGTTCTACGTAGCCTGAACCTGCGTTGTTTACTGTAGCTCCGCCAAAGTAATAAGACAGATTGAAAGTAGCGCCTGAACCTGTACCACCTGTCACTGAAACAGGGTTTGTTGGTAAAACAGAATAGTAGCCAACCACTGTTGGAGCAGGTACTACAGTAATAACACCAGCAGAAACAGTAGTAACTGTGATTTGAACAGCAGTACCTGTTCCACCCACAACTGTTAACACATCACCAGCCGTATACCCAGTACCTCCGCTAACAATAGTTGCAGAGTTTGAAGACATGAACACGTTAAGTGTTGCTTGAACCCCACCAGCAGTCGTTGGAGCGGATACTGCAACCGTTGGAATACTTGTGTACCCAGTGCCAAACCCAGTCCTAGTAATAGCAGTAACAGCCCCACCATTGGAGATGTTCACTCCTTTGCTACCAGCAGCTAGGTCAATGGCTCCTGTGCCTTTGCTTTGGAAGACTTGGGAGATGTTGGTGTCTGTACCCAATACACTTACAACAGGTGATTTAGTAGTTGCAGAACCAGTCAAAGTCCAATAATTTACAGCAGATGCGGCAGGAACAATGGCAGCTTGTCGTATATTGTTAGTATTTAAACTAATCCAACCATTTGTTCCTTTGGCTGTAAGTGCTAAGTCAATCTGAGAATCTGAGCCTTGAGCCGAAATAACTGGCGTAGCCGTAGTAGCAGCACCAGTAACTTGAACATAGTTGACTGCGGAGGCTGTGTGGGAGACACGTGCTTGCTCTGTATAGCTACCAGAAGTAACAAATTTAATGTTGCCTGTTGAGCCACCAGCACCAAGTTCAAAATCGGAGTTTCCAGCAGTACGAGAAGCAGCAAGTCTAAAAGAACCAGCAGAAGGTGAAGATGCAGTAGCAAAGCCACGACCAGCACCAGCGTTTTGAGAAACAATTAGAACCTCACTACCAGCAGCACCACCCAAAGATGTCTGACCAGTGGCTGTTAAGGCGGACGCCGTAAGCGTAGTAAACACGCCTGTGGCTGGTACAGCAGCGCCTATTGTAGTACCGTTAATGGAACCACCAGT